GTACATAATCCAATTGATACAACAAAATGGAATAAACCAATTAGAGTAGATACAAGATACATAGTATGAAATCAAAAATATTTAAAGCTATTAAAAAAAATAAAGAACATGTTTTTGCAGGTATAGGAGCTACAATTTTAGCACCAATGCAATATAAAAATTTAAAAAATTGGAATAGAATGGGTAATCTAGCTAAAAAACATGGATTAGAATTAGGAAAAAAACCAACAACTAAAGCTGAATTTAAAGCTTTTGTAAATATACATAAAGAATTATATGGAATAAAATAGCATGAAATCAAAACAAGAAATATTATCAGTTTTAAATAGAGAGATTAGTAATGCATCAGGATTTGTTGGTGGAGAATTAGTTTCAAGAAGAAAGAAATCATTAGAATATTATTTAGGAATGCCTCTTGGTAATGAACAAGAAGGGCGTTCTCAAGTTGTTTCTAATGATGTTTTAGATACAGTAGAAAGTTTAATGCCATCCTTGATGAGAATATTCACACAAGGAGATAACGTTTTTCATACAGAAGGTGTAGGACCTGAAGATGATGAAATGGCTAGACAATGTTCTGATTATTTAAATTATATTTTTTATAAAGAGAACAAAGGCTTTCTAGCATTATATACAGCATTTAAAGATGCATTAATCCAAAAGAATGGAATATTAAAAGTTTATTGGGATGATGCTAATAAGACTGAAAGAGAACAATATAAAAGATTAACAGATGATGAGTTTGCAGATCTTATTGCAGATCCAGAAGTAAGAGTTAAAAATCACACAGAATTTGAAGAACCAATTTTAGATGATGAAGGTAAAGAATTAGATAAAATTAATTATCATGATTGTGTAATAGAAAGAACAACATTATATGGTCAAGTAAGAATTGAACCTGTACCACCTGAAGAATTTCTAATTGAAAGAAGATGTAAAGATATTGATTCTGCAAATTTTGTAGCTCATAGAACTAGAAAGACTAGATCAGAATTAGTTGAAATGGGTTATGATAAAGATTTAGTTATGACATTACCATCAGGTAATTCAGATTATACTAGAGAAGATACATTTGTTAGACACCAAAACGTTGATACAGGTAATAGAGATGATGATGGTAAAGGAGCTAGTTCAGAAGTTTTAGTACACGAATGTTATATTAGAATGGATATTAACGAAGATGGTAAATCTGAATTAATGAAAGTTCTTTTAGCAGGAGATGGTGCTTTTGATATACTAGATATGGAAGAAGTTGATAGTATGCCTTTCGTATCAATGACACCAGTTATTATGCCTCATAGATTTTATGGCAGATCTGTATCTGAATTAGTAGAAGATATTCAATTAATTAAATCTACTGTTATGAGACAAATGTTAGATAATATGTATCTAACTAATAATAACAGAGTTGCAGTACAAGATGGGCAAGTAGCTATGGATGATTTATTAACTAATCGTCCTGGAGGAATTGTTAGAACTAAACAACCACCTCAAAATGTTATGATGCCTATTCAAGCACAACCGATTACAGAACAAGCAAGTGGCATGTTATCTTATCTAGATTCTATTAAAGAAACTAGAACAGGAGTAACAAAAGCTTCACAGGGGTTAAATGCTGATACTTTAAATAATAAGACAGCTACAGGGCAAAACCAAATCTTAACACAATCACAAATGAGAATGGAGTTAATTGCTCGTATCTTTGCTGAAACTGGAGTAAAAGATTTAGCCCTTAAAATGTTTGAGTTGGTATGTAAATATCAACAAAAAGAAAAGATCGTAAGAATCAGAGGAAAGTATGTTCCTATGAGACCTTACGAATGGAAAGACAGAGTTAACGTAACTGTCCAAGTAGGATTAGGAACAGGATCAAAAGAACAACAATTGATTATGCTTAATGCTATTTTAGAAAGACAAATGCAGGCAATAAACTTACAACAAAATGCATTTGGTCCTATGGTTAATTTAAGAAATATATACAATACCTTAAAGAAACTTATTGATAATGCAGGTCTAAATGGTGTAGAACCATATTTTATGGATCCAGATGTTGGAGCAGCTCAGATGCCTCAACTTCCACCTAAGCCACCTACTGAATTTGAGAAGGTGACTTTAGCTCAGGTTCAAGGTGAAAACCAAAGAGCACAGCTAAAAGCTGAAGTGGAGATCAAAAGAATAGAAGCTCAAATGAGACAAGAGCTTTTAGAATTTGAATTGAAGATTAAAGAAATAGAACTTCAATATGGATCTAAAATAGATGAGCAAGAATTGAAACGAAGATCTATGATTGAACAAGAAGATTTAAAATCATCTGGCAATTTAATGAAAGAAATAGTAAAAGGTCAACAGCAATTCTTTAACGATAGTCAAAACAATGGACAAGGACAAACAGATACGACAGGGCAAACAGGCAGAACGCCTACTAAGTGATCCCCTGTTAAAACAGGCTTTTGAAGATCTCCTGGAATTATATAAGCAGGAAATCTTTAATACAAAATTCACTGAGAATGAAAAACGCACTTACCTTTGGGTAGCCTACAATTTAGTAGACAAAATCAGAGGTCATTTACAAAGCATCATGACCAGTGGAAAACTAACTCAACAAGAGTTAGACCAATTAAATAAACGAAGTTAATCTAACGAAACTTCAAATACGTCAACCAACAAGAAAGGAACGTTATGGCAGAAAGTACTAACGTACAAGGTGCTGCTGATAAAATATCAGGACTATTGAATCCTAAAAAGGAAGAACAAAAAACTGAAGCTAAAACTGCAGAACCATCAGAAACAAAACCTGAGCAACAGGATGTTCAAGAAAGTCAACCTGAGTCTGAAGGAACTAATGAACAAGTTACTGAAAATACTGAGACAGAAGAAACTACAACAGAATTACAAGAGGAACCCAATCTCCACCGATTAAAAGTTAATGGTCAAGAGATAGAGGTCAGCCTCGATGAGCTGAAAGCAGGTTATTCTAGAGACTCAGATTATAGACAAAAAACTCATACTTTAGGTTTAGAAAAGAGAGATCTTGAAAACCAAAAGAATAGTTTGCGTCAAACTTATGATACTCGACTATCAGAGCTTAATGAACTTATAACGACTGCTGACAGTTATGTCAGACAGCAATCAGGTAGTAAAGATCTTCAACGTATGTACGAAGAAGATCCAACAGCTGCTGCTAAGTTAGACTTCCAATTGAGAAAACAATCAGATCAAATTAATGAAATGAAAACTAAAGCTCAAATGGCACAACAACAGCAATACAGCGATTACTTAGATGCTCAAAGAGAGTTAGCAGCTCAAAAGATTCCTGAGTATAGTGACCCAAGTAAAGCTGATAAGTTTAAAATTGGAATGCGTAATACATTACGTACTTATGGTTTTAACGATCAGGAAATAGGAACTCTTGCAGATCATAGATTTCTTATGGTTGCAAAAGATGCAATGAACTATCAAAGTTTGAAAGACAAAAAAAATGTTGTTCAAAAAAAGGTAGCTAATGCACCAAAGGTTATTAAAGCAGGAACAAGTAGTTCAAGAGCACAATCTGGTAGAGAAGGCATAAGAAATAAAATCAATCGATTAAGCAAAACTGGAAACATTAAAGATGCCCAGAGTGCTATAATGGATATGATTAATCTTAAATCTCAACAAAGAAAGTAAAAAACAATGGCACAACCAACTAATACGTTTGACACGTACGATTCAGTAGGGGAAAGAGAAGATCTTTCTGATGTTATTTATAACATCTCTCCTACAGACACGCCATTCCTAAGCTCAGCTGCAAAAACTGCAGCAACAGCTGTATTACACGAATGGCAAACAGACTCTTTAGCTGCAGCAGTTACAAACAACGCTGTAATTGAAGGGGATGAAGCAACTCTAGATGCATCAAATGCTACTACTAGACTTTCAAACAGTACTCAAATTATGGATAAAACTGTAGTTATTACTGGTACACAAGAAGCAGTAGACAAAGCAGGTAGAGCATCTGAATTAGCTTACCAAATAGCTAAAAAAGCTAAAGAGCTAAAAAGAGACATGGAAGCAACTATCACAGGCAACATTGCCGAAGTAACTGGTGGTTCTTCTACTGCTAGAAAAATGGGAACTCTAAGATCTTGGGTCGCAACTAATGACGACATGGGAGCAGGTGGTTCTTCAGGTGGAGCTGGTAACACAGCTGCTACTGATGGAACTCAAAGAGTTTTCACAGAATCAGCTCTTAAATCAGTTATCAAATCAGTATGGAATGAAGGTGGAGATCCAACTATGATTATGGTTGGTCCTTTTAATAAACAAAAATTATCAGGATTCACTGGAAACAGCACAAGATTTGACGCTGGTGCAGACGCAACTTTATACACTTCAGTTGATGTATACGCTTCTGACTTCGGTCAGTTGCAAGTAGTACCTAACAGATTCTCTAGAGATAGAGATGCTTGGGTTCTTGACATGAACTATTGGGGAATTGCGTTCTTAAGAGACTTCACTATGCATGAGCTTTCAAAAACTGGAGACTCAGAGAAAAGACAGCTTTTAGTAGAAGCGACTCTAGAATCTAGAAATGAAGCAGCATCAGGCGTAGTAGCAGACTTAACTACATCGTAATAACTATAACTGTTTAGGGGAGTAACCTTATATCTGCTCCCCTAGCAGATTCTAAACAATTGAAGATCTGAGATAGGTTAGGATCGGAACAATTAAGGAATAAAATGAGAACATTAAACGACTATTTTTTAACATCTACAATCGCAGACATCAGTACAGCATCATCAACATTTGTTGCAGTACCTGATGGAGGTAAAATAATTAAAATCATCACAGCACTTCAAGGTGCAATATCAGGTGGAAATGCAGCAATATCATTCGAAATTGGTGGAACTGCAGTTACTGGTGGTGGAATAACAGTAGCACATTCAGGTTCAGCAGCTGGAGACGTAGACTCAGCAGAACCTACAGCAGCTAATGATGTTTCAGAAGATGGTACTATCGAAATGATAACTGATGGTGGATCTACTGGAGCTAAAAAATTAGTAGTAACATTTGTTATTAGAAGATAATTAATCTTAGGTGATGTTCCTAGAACGTTCTGGGAACAAATCCTAAACAAGGAGAAAACAAAACATGAACAATAGTATGAGAATCGTTACTGAACAAAAAGTTGCTACTTCTAGTACTTCAGCAGCAAGTGCAGCATTTGGTTCTAATATTGAATATATTAGAGTTATTTCAGATACTGCTTGTTGGATTACATTTGGTACAGCACCAACTGCTACAAATTCTAAAACATTATTAGCAGCAAATGATGTTGAATATTTTAAAGTTTCAGAAGGCGAAAAAATTGCAGCTATATTAGCATCAGGAACTGGTGCAATATATATTGCAGAACTATCAGAGTAATGGGAAAAGTAAGATCAGTAGAACATAACGCAGGAATAACAACTCGTTATATCCAAGAATCAGATGGTAAATTAACCATCAATAATCAACAGAATGTAAATCCTTTATTAAAAAGAAATAAAGAACTTTACAATCAAGATGATGGATATCTTTCTAAAGAAAGAGAAATGAAACGAGTAGCTAGTATTCCTCCACTGGTCTTACAAGTATGGGCACACGAATATAATGGAAGCAGAAATTGGTTTGCCTTACCTAAAGAAATTCAAAGAAAAATTATGAGAACTAAACTTAACTCAAGTGAGTTTAGATATTTCAGAACAGCTAGTGGAAATTTATAATGGCATTAAATACATATTCAGCATTAAAAACAGCAATAGCTAATTGGTTAAACAGAACTGATTTAACTGATGAAATAGCTGACGATTTTATAAAGCTATGTGAAGCAGACTTTAATGCTAAACTTAGAATTAGACAAATGGAACAATTTGATGATGTTACCATTAACGCAGAAAAAGTATCTGTACCTACAGGATTTATTTCAGTTAGATCTTTTTACATATTATCAGAATCAGTTAAATATCCATTGGAGTATATTACACCAGCTAATATGAATGAAATTAGAGGTGGATCAAGAACTGGTAAACCTAAAGCTTACACAATAGAGAGTGATAATGAATCAGAAACTTTTAGATTTGGTCCTACTCCTGATACTTCTTATAGTGGGAAGCTATCATATTACAAATCTTTTACAGCTCTTAGCGACTCTAACACATCCAATTGGGTGCTCGCTAATCATCCTGGAATATATTTGTATGGATCCCTTTTTCACGCTGGGAACTTTCTTGGTGGAATAGATCCAGGTCAAGCACAACAATGGTTAGCAATGTATTCTACATCTATGGAAAGATGTGAGAATAACGATAAACAAGATTCATATGGATCTGCACCTGTTACACAAAGAACAGATGTTCAAACAGATCTATCATTTTATAGGCAAAGATAATGCAAGTACCTTTTGGAGAATGGCTACCTGACCAACCTGAACATTTAAAAAAGGGAGCGAATGTAGCTACTAACGTATATCATGCAGCTAATACTTATAAGAGATTTCCATCTCTTGTAGCATATAGTACTAATAACATTGGTAAGAATGCTAAAGGAGCAGGATCTTTTAGAGATAATAGTAATAATATTTATAACTTTGTAGCAACTAAAACAGATATACATCAATTAGCATCTGGAACATTTACATCTCGTAAATCTAGTTTAACAGGTGGTGAAACAGATTTTTGGACATTTACACAGTTTGGTAATTATGTAATTGCAAGTAATGGAGTAGATCAACCTCAATATTATTTAATGGGAACATCTACTAACTTTGCAAATCTTAATGCAATACAAACAGCAGGTACTACACCTTTGTTTAGAGTTTCAGGAGTTGTTCGAGATTTCTTAGTTGTAGGAAACATAACTAATGCAACAAACAGAATACAATGGTCAGGTATTAATGATATTACAGCCTGGACAGGTAAACAATCTGATTACCAAGATCTTCCAGGATCAGGTGGAAAAATAGTACACGTTACATCTGGAGAGATAGGATATGTATTTAGACAAAACCAAATAGTTCGTATGGACTATGTTGGTGGTTCAGTTGTATTTAGACTATCAGTTATATCACCTAATAGAGGTGCAATGTATGGACAAACTGTATGTCAAGATAATAGACAAGTATTCTTTTATTCTGATGATGGTTTTTACCAAATTAATGGTGATCAAGTTATGCCTATTGGAGTTGAAAAGGTAAATAGATTTTTTGATTTAGATTTAAACAAAGCATATACAGATAGAATTAAAGCAGCTACTGATCCATTTAATCAGTTAGCTATGTGGGCATATCCAAGTAAAGATGCAGTAGCATCTGGTGGAATATGTGATAAAATTATAATCTATAACTATGCTACACAAAAATGGTCATTAGCAGAAGCTCAAACTAGCGTATTGTTTCCACAATTTGTAGGAGCTTTTACAGTAGAATTAATGGATATTATATCTCAAAACTTAGAAAACATTAATGCTGCATTAGATACTGACTATTGGAATGGTGGACAAATGTTCCTAGGAGCTATTAATGAAGATTATAAAGCTGCAATTTTTAGTGGAAATTCTAATCAATGTGAAGTAGAAACAAGTGAAATGGAACCATTTCCAGGACACAGAGCAAACATAACAGGTGTTAGACCTATTGTTGATGCTGTATCTACAATCACAGTTAAGAGTAGAGAAAGAATAGCAGATGATGAAACTGAATCTAGTTCAGTAACACAAAATGCTAGTGGTATGAATCCAGTACGAAAGTCTGGAAGATATATTAGAGCTAATGTTAAAGTAGCAGCTGGTACAACATTTACTCATGCACAAGGAGTAGATATGGTTGCAGTAAGAGCAGGTACAAGATGAGTGATGAAATTAATATAGATAACGTAAGATATTCTATGGAATCACAAGAATATTTTCAAAGACAATTAGAACAAAGTGTAAACGAATTAATTAACAAAAATAATACAGAGAATGATAAAGCATTCAGTTGGTTTATAGGAGATTAAATGGCAGGGATAAAAGATTATAGTAGTACAGCTGGTAATAATACTTCGGTAGGAGGTGTTTCTATTGCTGAAGGTATGTTGCCTTCAAATATTAACAATGCCTTTAGAGCTGTAGCTGCTGATATTAGAGAATGGTACAATGACTCACAATGGGTTATATATGGAGATGGTGATGGATCTTTCACAGCAGCTTATGCTAGTGGAACATCTTTTACAATTAATGGTTCAAATGTAACAGGAGTCTATCACGCAGATAGAAGAATTAAAGCAGTTGGTAGTTCAACAGGAACTATATATGGAACTATTGCTAGTTCATCTTTTTCTTCAAACACAACTGTAAATGTAACCTGGGATTCAGGTTCTTTATCAAGTGAAACATTAACAATTTATGTTGGTGCATTATCCAAATCAAATACTTCACTTCCTGCAAAAGTAGTTGATTCTGGTAATCTTGCTGACAATGCAGTTACTACAGCTAAAATTACTAATGCAAATGTAACAGCTGATAAACTTGCAGGAACATTAGATATATCTGCTAAAACAGTTACATTACCTGATGGTTCTGTATCTGCTACAAAGATAGCTGCTGATGCAGTTATTACTTCAAAAATTTTAGATGCTAATGTAACTACAGCTAAGATAGCTAATGCTAATGTTACAACAGCAAAAATTGCAGATGATGCAGTTACTGCTGCTAAAATAGCAGACGCAGTATTAGTTACAAATTCAGAACATTCTTCAGCAACAGCTGATGATGTTACATTATTTACTACATCAGCATCTGATGCTAGATACTTTAGACAAGATTCAACAGAAACAATAGCTTCAGGAGATAGTTGGTCAGCTGGAGATACAAAGATTGCAACAACAGGAGCAATTGATAATAGAATTATAGATTTAGTAGATGATGTTGGAGGCTTTGTTCCAATAGCAAATGAATTAGCATTTCCTAATGCAAATCCAGATGTTAATAATGGAGCTGGTACTCTTGTTAGTATTAAAGCATTATCAACAAACTACACATCAAGTGGTAGTGGAGTTATTTCAATATCTAATGGAACAGTAGGAAATTCTACAGTTACTATTAATGGAGCTGACAACAGCACGACTTACGCTTCAGGATTTGGAATGATTGTAGAAACTACTACAACATTAAACACATACAATTTTCATAGATTAGTTCCAAAAGCTACAGAAGTTACAACAGTTAGTTCAAATATATCTAACATTAATACAGTAGCTGGGAACAATACAAATATTAACACAGTAGCTGGAAATAATTCTAACATTACGACTGCAGCTACAAACATTACAGATATTAATACATTTGCTAATAGATACAGAATAGCATCATCAGCACCAAGTAGTTCTTTGGATGTGGGTGACCTATATTTCGACACTACTGCTAATGAATTAAAAGTTTACAAATCATCTGGTTGGGCAGCAGCTGGATCTTCAGTAAATGGTACATCTCAAAGATACAAATACATTGCTACTTCTAGCCAAACTACTTTTACTGGATCAGATAACAATGGAAATACATTAGCATATGACTCAGGTTATATTGATGTTTATATGAATGGTGTTCATTTAGATCCTGCTGATTACACAGCAACATCAGGTACTTCAGTAGTTCTTGGAAGTGGAGCTGCATCAGGAGATATTATTTATGTAGTTGCATTTGGTACATTTAACGTAGCTGCAATTAATGCAGATAACTTAGCATCAGGTACTGTAAACAATGCTAGATTACCAGCAACTATTGCAGACAAAACTATACAAGCAACAGCTTTATCAGCTAAAGGAGATGGATCTTCTACAGCTGGAAAAATTCAATTAAATGATAATGACAATTCACATTCAGTATCATTACAAGCACCTACACTTGGAAGTAATATAACATTTAAATTACCTGCAACTGATGGAAGTAATGGACAAGTACTTAAGACTGATGGATCAGGAAATTTATCTTTTGCGACTGTATCAGAAACTAAACCAACTGTTGGTTCAATCAGTCCAACAACAATAACTAATTCGCAAACTGCTGTAACAATAACAGGAACTAACTTTGTTAGTGTTCCTCAAGTAGAAGCATTTAATCCTTCTACTGGAATATATTATGTTGCAGATAGTATTGCATATACAAGTGCAACAACTATTGTAGCAACTTTTACCTTAGCTGTTGACGCAACATATAAATTAAGAGTAGAAAACCCTGATGGATTAAGTGTATTATCTGGTAACTTATTGACTGTATCTGACATACCGACATGGTCAACAGGAACTGGATCACTAGGATCTGTAGCAGCTGGTGGAAGTATGAACTTTACAGTAGCAGCAACATCAGATTCAACAATTACTTATTCTAAAGTATCAGGAAGTTTTCCTGGTGGTGGTAGCATAAATGCTAGTACTGGTGTAATATCTGGTACTGAATCAGGATCTACAGCAACAACAACATATAATTTCACTATTCGAGCAACTGATAATGAATCGCAGACTGCTGACAGAGCATTCTCTATTACAGTTACTCATGGTACAACTGGAGGAGGACAATTTAACTAATGGCTAATACAGAATTAAAAAGAACTATATCTTCAGCAGGAAGTCAAACTAAATGGGGTGCTTCTGCTTGGGTTAAATTATTAGGTGTTGGTACAAGTATATCCCAACCAGTCTATTGTTCATCTAAATCAGATACTACTGCAAATTTAAGAGGAATATTCATAACATCTGATGATAAAATACAAGTAGGTTTTTATGATAGTGGTTATCAATTTCAAGTAGAAACAAATAGATTGCTAAGAGACCCATCAGCATTTTACCATCTATGTATTGCATACGATTCAAGTCAATCAACAGCAGCAGATAGAATTAAAATTTATGTTAATGGAGTTTTAGAAACAAGTTTTTCTACTTCAAGTTATCCTGCACAAGATGCTACATATAATTTCTTTGGAACAGATATTACTCAATTAGTTGGTTCTTTAAGAGAAGGTTCAACTATTTGTAATCCATGTGTAATATCACATCTTCATGTTACAGATGGTTATTGTTATCCTGCAAGTAGCTATGGAGAAACAGATTCGACTACTGGTGAGTGGAAATGGAAAAGTCCATCAGGAATATCTTATGGAACTAATGGTTTCTTTGTGTTGAAAGATGATGCAGCATTAACAGATAGAAGTGGTCAAGGAAATAATTTAAGTGTAGGTTCAGGCACAATTACGAAAACAGAAGAATGTCCAAATAATGTTTTTGCTACTTTTAATTCTTTAGAATATCATGGAAGTAATGGTGCAACATTATCTAATGCAAATACAACATACGCAACTCCATCAGCAGGTCATAGATATTTAAGAAGTACTTTAGGAGCTAACAAAGGAAAATGGTATGCAGAATTTAAGGTAGTTTCAAGTGCAGGAGCAGGAACAGATGTTGTCGGTATAACAGACCATGAAATGGTTGATGGTACTGATGAATTATCACAAGATGCAGATTCTATTGGATATGTTAATGATGGTTCAGTTAGAAAAGATGCAAGTAATGTTGATACAGGTGAAGCAACTTATACAACAGGAGATATAATTGGTGTTGCTATGGATTTAGATAACTCAAAAATTTATTTTCATAAAAATGGAACATATATAAATTCTGGTAATCCATCTTCAAGTTCAAATGGTTATAGTATTGATGCTGTAAGTACTACAGCAACAGGATTTTATCATTTTGGAGCAGGAGATTGGGTTAATCCAGGAACAAATACATGGTCTGCAAACTTCGGCAATGGATTTTTTGGAACAACAGCAGTATCTAGTGCAGGAAGTAACGCAAGTAATTTAGGAATATTTGAGTATGATGTACCAACAGGATACACAGCTCTTTGTACGAAAGGATTAAACGAATAATATGGCTTATACAACAATTAATAAGAGTTCGGTTCATCAAAGCACAGTTCTCTATACTGGAAATAATACTTCACAAGCAATTACAGGTGTAGGATTTCAACCTGATTTTATTTGGATAAAAGATAGAGATGGGGCAGAAAATCATTGTGTATTTGATGTTATAAGAACAGGTTCAAAAAGACTTTCACCAGACACAACAAGTGCAGAATGGGATAGTGCAACAAATTTAACTTCATTTGATAGTGATGGATTTACAGTATCAAGTAACGACCAACTTAATGATAATGGTTCAACACAAGTATCTTGGAATTGGAAAGCAGGTGGAGCAGGTTCAGCTAATACAGATGGAGATATAAACTCAACTGTATCTGTAAACACAACAGCAGGATTTAGTATTGTTAAATATACAGGTAATGGTTCATCAAATCAAAGTATAGGACATGGTTTAGGTGTAAGACCTAGAATGATTTGGGTTAAAAATATGGATACAGCAGGTGCTTGGATGGTATGGCACGATAGTATAACTTCAGGAAGTGGAACACAAAAGTTTTTACAATTTACAAGTCTTAATAA